GTTTCAAGGTGCAGATAATCCTGCGCTCGTCATCTACGCGCTCGGCAAGAACCCGAAGAAGGCAAAAGAGCTGTCCGACATTAAAGACCCCGTAAAGTTTGCCTTTGCGGTAGCGAAACTGGAGAAAGAATTGAAAGTTACCAACCGCAGGGCAGCCCCGCCACCCGAGAGAATCGTGTCAGGAACTGGAAGAGTATCTGGGGCGGTGGACTCAACCCTTGAACGGCTGCGAGCAGAAGCGGAGAAGACTGGAAACATGACGAAAGTCATCCAGTACAAAGCGCAGAAGCGAGCAGCTTCCAAATGACAATTTTTTAATTTAGGAGCCCATCATGGCCAATAGTTTCTCAAAAGAAGAACGCGTCGCGTTCGAAGACATCCTCGAAGGTTTCCAAGACTTGCTGGTCTTGTCTCGTCACGTTTCGGTCTACAACACAGACCAGACAATGATGGCACGCACCAACAACGTCATCTGGCGTCCAATGCCTTACATGGCGCAATCCATCAACAGCACTCCTGGCACGACCATCGCTGGTTCTTACCAGAACATGACTCAGTTGTCTGTGCCATCCACCATTGGCTTCAGCAAGACTGTGCCTTGGACAATGACCACTCTTGACTTGCGTGACGCATTGCAAGAAGGTCGTTTGGGCGAGTCAGCCAAGCAAAAGCTCGCATCCGACATCAACGTGGCGATCATGAACACCGCAGCTGCCCAAGGCACTTTGGTCGTTCCAGTCTCTACTGCTGCCGGTGATTATGATGATGTGGCCTTGTGCGACAGCATCATGAATGAGCAAGGCGTGCCTGACTACGATCGCTTCTTGGGCTTGTCCAGCCGCGACTACAATGGCATTGCAGGCAACTTGTCTCAAGCCAGCCGTTCATTCGGTAACTCCAAGTCTGATCGTGCATACGAGCGCAGCTTCGTTGGTATGGTCGCAGGCTTCGACACCTACAAGTTTGACTACGCAAACCGCATCGCTGCTGCTGGTGGTGGTGTCACTACCATCGACACGCAGAACGCTGCTCTCAACTACTACGTTCCCCAAGCTACTTCGACTTCTGTCGGTGGCCAGATCAACGTTGACAACCGCTATCAGACTGTCACAGTGTCCAACACTGTTGGCATCGTTGCTGGCGATGCCTTCACGATCGATGGCGTGGTTGCAGTGCATCACATCACCAAGCAGTCCACTGGCCAACTGAAGACATTCCGTGTCATCAGCGTGACCAACGGCACACAAATGGTGATCAGTCCTCCCATTATTTCCAACCAAGTTGCAAGCGATGCATCTGCACAGTACAAGAACGTTATCGTTACTCCTGCTGCTGCTGCACCCCTCAACTGGCTCAACACCGCAGCCTCGAACATCAACGTGTTCTGGCAGCGTGACTCGTTGGAAATCTTGCCTGGCCGCTACGCAGTCCCATCCGATGCTGGCACCGCAGTGATGCGTGCTACCACCGATCAGGGCGTGGAGCTGGTGATGCAGAAGTTCTATGACATCGATAGCATGACAATCAAGTATCGCTTGGACACACTGTTCGGTGTGGTCAACAAGCAGCCTGAAATGTCCGGCATCTTGTTGTTCAATCAGCCCTAAGCTGATCTAGGGGGGAAGGGGCTTCGGCCCCTTCTTCTTTCTTCATTCCAAGGAGCACACCATGCCATTGACAAAAGGTTATTCAAGCAAGTCCATCGGCAAGAACATTGCCAAAGAGATGAAGTCAGGAAAGCCTCAAAAGCAATCTGTGGCCATCGCATTGAACGTGGCCACCAAAGCAGCCAAGGCCGCAGGTAAGCCAGGCAAAGCACCCAAAAAGGCCATGAAGTGAAATCCGGTCTATACGCCAACATTCACGCCAAACGTGAGCGCATTGCAGACCAGAAGGCCGCAGGCAAAACGCCTGAGCGCATGCGCAAGCCTGGCACAAAAGGCGCACCGACAAAGGCTGCATTTGTTGCATCTGCTAAGACAGCCAAGCCCATGAAAGCCAAAAAATGAGCAAATCATTCCCAGCAATGATCTACCGCAGTCCTGGCCAACAACGCAAGCCTGGTGGTGGCACATACAATTTCGACAGCGTACAGACGCAAGAAGAACTCGACGCAAAGCTGGATGCAGGCTGGTTTACATCGTCAGCTGAGGCGATCGAAGCCGCAGGCGAGAAGGCCAACGGCAATGTAAAACCAAAGCCAAAGTGGGCAATTAAGCCGGTCAAGAAGAAAAAGCCAGCCAAACCACTCGACTGGCGTGAGACGATTAAGGCCGAGCCAGCGCCAGCTGCCGAGCCAGCTTCTGAGCCTGATCCTATCGATGAGGATGCAGGGCCAACCCGCGAAGAACTTGAGGCCAAGGCTACCGAACTAGGAATTCGCTTTGATGGTCGCACAAAAGACAAAAAACTGGGACAATTGATCCAAGACAGATTGTCTGAGAACACAGGAGAATGACATGGGATGGACAAAGCGCCAATTCGTCGCACAGGCCTTCGAGGAAATTGGCCTTGCTTCCTACGTCTTTGATCTGACCCCTGAGCAGTTGCAATCCGCACTGCGCAGGTTAGATACCATGATCGCAGCATGGAATGCGCTCGGCATTCGCTTGGGTTATCCACTGCCATCTAGCCCCCAAGACAGCGACCTGGACGAGCAGACCAACGTTCCTGACAGCTCGAACGAGGCCATCTACACCAATCTGGCCATCAAACTGGCTCCAAGTTACGGCAAGCAGGTCATGCCTGACACCAAGACCACAGCCAAAGAGTCCTACAACACCCTGCTGTCGCGTGCAGCCATGCCTATGGAGCAACAGATGCCAGGCACAATGCCATCCGGTGCAGGCAACAAGCCTTGGCGCGTCTACGACGACCCATTCTTGCAGCGCCCCTACGATCCAGTCTTGGCCGGTCAAGACGGCCCACTCGAATACAACTGAGGAATCAACAACATGCCACAAATCAACCAACTCTCAAGCATCAGCCAAGTCTCTGGTGCAAACCAGATTCCGGTCTACGACCAGAACAATGGCGATGCTCGGAAAATGTCGGTCAGCGCATTGCTGCAATACTTCCAAGCTACATTCGCAGCGCCAACCGTGGCCACCAACTTGTTCACACCAGGCACCGGCTTCAACGTGGCAGTGCCAACACCAGTCAGTGAGCAGCAATGGATGATCATCCAACCTGCTGGCACACTGGCCACAGGCACGATCACTCTGCCATTGAACACTGGCACACCTGATGGTACTGAGGTATTGGTTACAACCACTCAGCAGATCACAGCCTTCACGCTGGCGCTCAATGGCGCAGCCAATGGCTATGGTGCACCCAGCACACTCGCAGCGCAGGACTTTTTCCGCATGCGCTTTTATCAAGCCACAAATTCGTGGTATCGCATCGCTTAACTTTTAGGAGCCACCACCATGTTTATCCAGCCAAGCCTGACCCAAAACCAAGTCGATGTGATCCTGCCTGTTGGCGAGTACATCAGCATCGGAAACACCGGCAATGAGTCGACCACCGTCCTGTTGCAATCTGTGGCCACAAGCGCACAACCTTGGAACTATTCCACCATTGGAACGCTGTTCAACACTGCTCAGACCTTCGGCCCATATACCGAAGACCGCACAATCCGCATTGACAACCGCAATGCCACTGTCGAGTACAGCATTGGCGCACAACCTCAACTGCGCAGTTTCCCTGCATTGGTGCTTGAGAACAAAGGCCCAATTGGATTGGTCGAGCCTGCTGGCACTTTCGTGACCCTGACCTACAACAACAACGCAGGCAAAGTTCGTCTGAACAGTGCTGGCGCTCATGGCCTCACAGCAGCCGTGGCAGTTGGTGAAAACGTTTATGTGACATGGAGTGGCGGCACAGGCGTGACTGGTTTGTATCCAGTCACAGCATTGGACACTGACACCACAGGAACAGCAGTCACCATCGATCTGGCTTACAAAAGCTCCACAGTTACGATCACCATTGCAGCGCCTGGTGTGGTGACATGGACAGATCATGGCCTGTCTGTCAACGACACAATTCGCTTCACGACCACTGGAGCATTGCCAACAGGATTGGCTGCTGGCACGACCTACTACGTCAAAACTGTGTTGTCACCAAACACCTTCACCGTGTCGGCCTCTGCAGGCGGTGCAGCCATCACCACCAGCGGCACACAGTCAGGCACACAAACAGCCTTGGTCTGGTACGGAACCGCAGTGGTCGCAGTGGCCAACACAGCAGTCACTTTGGCCTCTGTTACTGTGCCAGGCTGGTCAGTCGGTACTGGTGGAGAGATCGAAATCGATGCACTTTTCAGCTTGACCAATAGCGCGAATGCAAAAAACCTAAACATGACTTTTGGTGGAAGTGCAATCTTCACACTGGCCTCGGCCAACGTTGCAAGCGTCTCTGTTCAAAAGAACATCGTTAATCGTGGCGGATCGCAAATTGTCTCAAACGCAGTAAGTGCAACTGGCCACGGAGCATCAACAGGTGCTGTTGTGACTCTAAGTGTTAACACCAATGTCGATCAGACATTTGCAATCACTGCTCAACCAGCCACGGCAAATGAACTGGTTCAATTGGAATACTACAACATGCACATCTTGTTCTGATCATGGCAACCAAAGACTCAAGACTTGCTCGCGCTGGCGTGGAAGGCTACAACAAGCCCAAACGCACGCCATCGCATCCGACCAAAAGCCATGTTGTCGTGGCCAAGACCGGTGACGAAGTGAAAACCATTCGCTTTGGTCAGCAGGGAGTGTCTGGGTCTCCAAAGAAAGAAGGCGAGTCAAAGGCATCCGAGGCTCGTCGAGAATCATTCAAGGCCAGACACGCTGAGAACATTGCCAAGGGCAAAATGAGCGCAGCGTATTGGGCCAACAAGATCAAGTGGTAAGCCATGCAAATCCCAATCCTCAACGGCATCTACGCTGACAATACGCCAGAGCTGCGCACTGCCTATCCGGTGAACATGGTGCCAGTGCCAAAGGCTTCTGGCATCAGCAATGGATTCTTGCGACCAGGCGATGGCATTGTGGCCAATGGAACAGGCCCAGGCATTGATCGTGGCGGCATCAACTGGAACGGCATCTGCTATCGAGTCATGGGCACCAAGCTGGTGACGGTGGCCAGCAATGGCACAGTGACAATTTTGGGTGATGTTGGTGGTCCAACTACAGAGCTGGTGACATTCGACTACAGCTTCGATCTGCTTGGAATCGCATCTGGTAGCCGACTGTATTTTTGGAATCCAGTTTTATCTACTCTGACACAAAACACTGACACAGACTTGGGTGTGGTGCTTGACTTCTGCTGGGTGGATGGTTACTTCATGACAACAGATGGAGAGTTTTTGATTGTCACAGAGCTGTCCAATCCTCTGGCTGTAAACCCGCTGAAGTATGGATCATCTGAAGTTGATCCAGACCCTGTGGTTGCTTTGCTCAAGTTGCGCAATGAAGTCTATGCGATGAACCGAAACACCATTGAGGTGTTCGATAATGTGGGTGGAGAATTATTCCCATTTGCACGCATCGATGGCGCTCAAATCCAAAAGGGTGTGGTCGGCACATTTGCCTGCTGCGTCTACATCGAGCGCATAGCATTCTTGGGTAGTGGCCGCAATGAAGCGCCAGGCATCTACATTGGTGCGGCAGCCACCACACAAAAGATCAGCACTCAAGAGATCGACAATCTGCTTCTTGAATACACCGAAGTGCAACTGGCAACGGTCAAGCTCGAAGCACGAAACGACAAGAATCACCAACACCTCTACGTGCATCTGCCAGACCGCACAGTTGTCTATGAT